GGGATAGCTACCAACCCAACTTACGTTGAAGTATAGCTAAGAGTGTTTTTCTTTGACTCGTTTCCCCATCTATAGGCAGTACATCCTTGTTAGGGACTACTGAATATAGATTTGCACCAAGAACACCGTACATCTTGTTTAGAGATGGAAGGTATCTTAGCGCAAGAGCAGCTGATCTCTGGTCGAGATCAGGCAATGATGTTTCATCCCATTTCTGGGATAATTCAACATTGTTAGCAGATATATCAGAACTGTAAAAGAACTGAGAAAATCTGCGGTCATAGCTCGTTAGGAAAGTACTCAAATCGTTTCCCATTAAAGATAGATATTTTTCATACCTAACCTCTAAGGGGATTCCATCTGGGTTAAAACCGATACCACCAACAAAGTCGGGGATATCACAGATGGCCTTAACAACTTTACGCTGTTGAGGACGAAGTAGTAAAAGAGAGTCAATCCCAAGTAACTTCACAACATCACAAAAGTTGTCATCAGACAAAAGTCTCCACTTTAATTGAGGTTCGACTACATCGCGAGATATAATCTTACCTGCAAATTCAGCAGTGATTTTTGATGATAGCGTTTTACTTTCAGATATGGGGCAACCCATTTCTTTAAGAAGTGTGAAATACTTGAGAGCCAGTGTATCATCCATTATGATAACGTCATCGCCTAGAATAAAAAACTTTTCATTAAATGAATAGTTATTAAGATAGTAGAGGACGAGACCATGTGTTAAGGCGAAGGAAACAAAACTAGGGCCTAAGCCCAAAGGTTGACCCTTTGTCCAACGAATGGTGGTGTCTTGAAAGTTCCAATCAGACCGAGATAAGTCAGCGAATAAATCGATGTATTCATCAAGACCTGAAAAGATTCTTTTTAAGACACTAATCTGTAAGGAGAGCGGGAAATAATCCGTAGCTCCTGAAAGATCAATGCAATGGCAACGATTCTCAGCTTTAAGGTGATTTTGGATAAAAGGAATAGCTTTAGATTGATCAAAAGTGCAGTCCCAAGGTAGATTTTTCAAAATACCAGAAACTGCTTGCTTGAGAGGATCGAGAGCTACCTGATAGACACGATTCGGATTGGCAACAGCACGAAGCTTGAAGCCAGGTTCCTGAATCAGTCCTATCTTTCCAACGGTGTCGAAACCTGTGCTAATACCAAAAGAACTGAAATTAGAACCATCAGATCTGAGGGTAACAACCTGTTCAAAACCAAGGTAAACCTGGTCAAAAATAGATTGATACTTAGCTTTAAGGTAACGACCCGTCTTGGTATTATTAACAGTTTCCCATTGATAATACCAGGATTTATCCTCTGGTGACGTCTTCCCATTTTTAAGGGGAACACGTTTTCCAGGTGAGGCAACATAGGAGAGGTAAGAGGCTTGGTTTGGTTTAACCCAAACCTTACCGAATACATCCGATGCAGCATCACAAACACCAATTGTGACATCACTAGGAATAGTAATGTCTTCAGCATTTACCCCTGAAATCCACTTACTTATCTGTTGATGAGTAGGTTGATGAGAGAGGTACCTGGTATATATCCTTAGTAGAGTACCGCAAGCAAAGTGTTTCCTCTTTGATTGCTTAGAAAGATGGAAAATACGAGAAAGAATTCCACTTGGCAAGCCAAGTTTGTTCTTCTTGTACCATTTTCCTACTAAAGGTAAGCCAGCATTGAATCGGATAAAGTCAGTATAAATGGTTTTTAACCTATTAACTGTCCATTCCTTTCCACTGTGCTGAACCCAAAAATTAACTTGAGTCTCAAAAGACTTAACAAGATCAATGGGCAATTTCAACGAAGCTTGGTAAGAAGCTAGACCCCGAGAAGTTGAATACATACGTCCTCCTAAAAACAGGATTAGTATAACTAAGGGGCTTGGCGACCAGCCAAACTACTAGAGTACTTAGCTCAAATTGAGCGATTCATCTGGAAACTCCTAACCAAAATATCTAAGTTAATACCTTTAGATTTGACAACACCCTCAAGGAAAACAGCATACTCTTTCCAATAAAGGATAGTGTTTACTGCCTCAATCTGATCTGTTTGCGATCCTTCCGGATTCAAACTAGAAATGATTTGAGTTATAATGCTATTCCGTCTTTCGGACGGGGGAAGCTTTTCCAACTGGGTGAGTGTCCTATTTAGGGCAAAAACTTCGGATGCAGCGGTTTGGATATCCATTTAAATCTCC